CGAGGCGGAGATCCCCGACAAGGCCAACCTGCTCTTCGAGCTCAGCGCCGAACTCAACGCCGGCGGATACGGCCGCACCTACGGCGCCGCCGACGTCTACCAGGAAGTCGCCAGCCGCCTCGTCCAGAACTGGGCGGCGACCAGCGGAGACAACCACCGCTGGGCCCTCGCCCTCCAGAAGGCAGCCGCCGACAAGTTCGACCTCCCCTGGCCGCCCGTCGGATACGCCGACCGGCTCGACAACCTCGACCGGAGCTACGGCGCCGCCGGCAGCATCTACGAGGGCAACACCCTCGGCGCCAACGTGGACACGATCATCGGGAAGTACGGCGACGTCCTCGACACGTTCCTCGAAGCCATGTACCAGGAGACCCAGGAGGAGCTCACCCGCCTCTTCCCCGGCAAGGACACCATCCGCCTCGTCCGCGGCATGGCAGCCAGCCTCGGAGCCAGCGGCACCATCCAGCACGTCCCCGTTATGCTCAACCCCCTGAGCAGCTTCGCCATCAACACGACCACCGCCCGCCGGTTCGGCCACAGCCTCATCTACGCCGACGTGCCCAAGGAGCGCATCCTCGGCTGCACCCTCAGCGGATTCGGCTGCCTCAACGAATACGAGTTCGTTGTCATCGGCGCCGCCCAGGCGGAAACCGTCGGGCTCATCTATTGACCACCCGCACCCCCGACGCCAGCCTCCCCGACGCCGACTGGACGAAGGCGACCTGGGACCTCGAACGGGACCCGGACTGGTGGGCGACGCAGGCGACCGAGGAGGCGGTCCGCACCATCGTCGAACTTCCCGCCTTCGCCGCAGCCCCCCCGGCCGTCGCCGACGCCATCCAACAGCGCCTGGCGGAACTCGCCGACTGAAGAAACCACAGCACGCCCCCACCCGCGCGCTAGCCTCACCGCCCATGGCAACACCCAAAGCCAAGAAGCCGGCCGCGAAGAAGGCCGCCCCCATCCCCGGCGTCCCCACCGAACCCGCCAAGGCCAACCTCACCGACACGGAGAAGGACGGCCTGAAAGTCCACGCCGGCGGCCGCAACATCCAGCCGGCCAGCCCGAAGCAGGGCATCCCCACCGAGCCCGAACGAGGCGGAGTCACCGACAAGGACCTCCACGTCAAGAACCCGAAACTCGCCGCCGACGCCTTCCCCGCCGAGGAGAAGGCGAAGCCGGCCGCCCAGCCGACCATCACCGGCAACGACGGAGCCCCCACCGAACCCGAGCGAGGCGGCGTCAGCGACCTCGAGCAGGAGCTCGCAGGAGCCTCATGACCCACGCCGTCCAAAGGCTGCAAGAGGCAACGGCCGGGACGGCGGCCGCCCAGACAGCCGCAACCCGAGCCGGGGAAGCCTTCACCGACCCGAACAGCATCACGACCCGCCTAGAGGCGATACACCGCGCCTTCGAAGGCCAGTGGCCGAGCAACCCCGACGGCGGCACCTGGAACCACGTCGAGGAGGTGTACGAGGACAACCTGCTCGCCCGCCTCAACGAGGACACCGTCCGCATCCCCTACACCCTCACCACCGCGGGCGGCCGCCCCGAAGTCACGTTCGGCAACCCCGAGAAGGTCACGGTCACCCTCAACGTCGCCGCCGTCGAGGAGGCGGACGTTTCACGTGAAACACCCGACCCGCAGCCCGAACACCTGACCCCCGAGGGCCTCGGCGGAGCCATCCTCGAGTCGGTCGACGGCGCCGACGAAGGCCGCATCTGGCGAGTCACCATGGTCCGCCCCGGCATCAGCAAGAACGGCCGCCGCTACCGACCCGAAGTCCTGAGGGAGGCGGCAGCCCTCTACGAGGGAGCCCGCAGCTTCGACGGCCACCGGGACCCGCAGGAGCGGAGACGGAGCGCCGTCGCCGGCATGACCGGCTGGCACGAAAACATCCAAGTCCAGGCGGACGGCAGCCTCACCAGCGACTTCCACATTGCGGAGAGCCGCGAGGACATCCGCCAGCTTTTCCTCACCGCCTGGAGGAACAAGCGCCCAGACCTCATCGGCTTCAGCCACGACGTCTCCGCCCTCACGGAGAACGTCCTGGTGGACCGGCGCCGCATCAGCGACGTCCGGAAGATCGTCGAAGTCCACTCAGTGGACGTCGTCGCTGACCCGTCGGCCGGCGGGCAGATCGAGCGCCTCGTCGCATCGAGGCAAGAAGGAGGACCAGAAATGGAGCTACAGGAATTCCTCCGGGCCTTGCGCGCCGGGGAACTCACGGAGGCTCAGCTGACCGAAGCGTACGAAGCCCACCCCGAGTGGGAGCAGATCGCCGAGGCCATCACCGAGGAGAGGGCAGCCGCCGCCGCAGCCGGCGCCGGCGAACCCGACCCGACCCCCGCCCCGGAGCGGGAGACGGACGCACCGCTGAGCCGCACCATGCGCAGCCTCACCATTGAGGCGGCAGGCAGGGAGCACAACCTCACCGAGGCGGCCATCGCCCGGCTCACCGAAACCCTCGGCGACGACGTCACCGAAGCGCAGGTGTTCGAGACGGCGGCAGCGACCGCCAGCATCTGGGACGCCGCCCTGGCGAGCCGGCCGAGCCAGCTCCCCGGCCAGGAGCGGATCACCGTCACCACCGAACAGCGGGACAAACTCCAGGAGGCCCTCGACGGCATGGTCGCCGGCCAACAGCAGGGAGACACCCCGCCGTTCAGGTCGATCAAGCAGGCGTACACGGCCTTCACCGGCGTCCAGCCCAACGGCATGGGAGAGGAGGACTTCAACCGGCGAATCTTCGCCGAAGCCGTCGGCGCCTACGCCAGCTACGACGACGCCCGGAGACTCACCGAATCCCTCACCACCGCCTCGTGGGCGGAGGCCCTGGGCGACAGCGTGAGGCGAGCCCTCATCCGGGAGTACCAGAGCAACGCCTACGACTCGTGGCGCCAGATCGTCAGCGACATCACGAGCCCGCCCGACTTCCGCACCAACCGGCGCGTGAGGGTCGGAGGCTACGACGTCCTGCCGACCGTGGCGGAGAGCGGCCCGTACACGGCGCTCACCAGCCCGACGGACGAGGAAGCGACCTTCGCCGTGACCAAGAAGGGCGGCACGGAGGACTACACGCTCGAGATGGTCGCCAACGACGACCTCGGCGCCCTCCGCCGCATCCCCCGGAACCTCGGACGGGCGGCAGCCCTCACCCTCTACCGGGCCATCTGGAACACGACGATCGCCGGCAACGCCACGATCTACGACGCCGTAGCGCTGTTCCACAACGTCAGCCACCTCAACGACAACGCCACGACCCCCCTCGCCGAGGCGGGGATCACGACGCTGCGACGGAGGATGCTGCGCCAGACCCAGCCCGGAGAGACCAACGGCTTCGTCGGCCTCATGCCACGGTTCCTCGTGGTGCCCCCGGAGCTGTGGGACACGGCCTTCAAGATCACGCAGAGCGGGACGAGCACCATCGGCGCGACCGAGAGCGCCACAACGCCGAACCCGTACCAGGGCCTGGTGCCGATCGAGGTGCCGACCCTGACGGACGCCAACGACTGGTACCTGATCGCCGACCCGAACACGGTGCCGACCATCGAAGTCGGCTTCTACCAGGGCCGCCAGGACCCCGAACTCCTCATCCAGGACCAACCCGCCGTCGGGTCGGTCTTCACCAACGACGAGTTCACCTGGAAGATCCGCCACATTTGGGGACTCACCGTCCTCGACTACCGCGGATTCCAGAGGGCGACCAACGCCTAACACGAGCCCCAGCGGGCCCGGAGCCCCGCCCCCACAAGCCGCTAAGGCGGAGGCGGGAGAACCGGGCCCAGGGCCCACTAGACAGCCGACGCGCCGGCTGGCATAGTGGCCGGCGAGCGGCCTCCCACAGCCGTCTCGCCCACAAGGCAAACCCTCGAAATACCCCCGAGGGAGCCCCTCCGGAGGAGGCCGGCGCCAAGGTGTCTCTCAACATCCAGGCCCGGCCTCCCCCCGCGTCTAGGCTGACCGCATGACGTGGAGCCGCAGCCAATACGAGGACCGCATCAGAGACCGGCTGGGAGACCTGGGCATCCTCCAGCACATCGGCGAGGAGCGCATCCCCCTCGCCCTCGAACGGGCCCTCAGCACCCTGACGAAGGACCGGCCGGCGGAACGGACCGACACGGCCAGCGGAGACGGCACCACCCAAACCCTCGACCTCGCCGCCCTCGACGGCTGGGTGGCCGGCTGGAGCCGCCTCATCAGCGTCGAACACCCGACCGGCAGCATCCCCCGCGAGTACATCGACAGCCAGGCCTACGCCGTCTGGGACGACACCCTCGAACTCGAGGAGGCGCCGGCCGCCGGCACCGACAACATCCGCCTCCGCTTCACCGGAGCCTGGGCCTTCCCCGACGACGACCCGGCCGACGACACCGCCCCCATCCCCGAGCCCTACGCCCAGGCGGTCGCCGACCTCGCAGCCGCCAACGTCGCCAAGGGCAAGGCCGTCGAATTCGCCCGGCAGCAGAGCACCAGCGTCGCCGGCGACCTCTTCCAGCGGGACGCCGCCCCCCTCTTCGAGGCGGCACGCACCTGGGAGAAGGCCTACGAGGACACCGTCCTCGGCCGGGCGGACACCCCGGACAGCCCCACCCCCGTCGCCATGGCCACCACCGACGTCGACGTGTTCCCCGCCTCGATCTTCCACCGGCGAGCCGACTACATCGCCGAGGAGGACTACGCCTGAGGAGAAACCGCCAACCGCCAGGACCCCCGCGCTAGCCTCACACCCGCAAGCGCAGCCGCCCGAGCCAGAGGAGCGAACAGCAATGAAGGCAGGAGCCACCGCCCGACCCTCGGGCGCCGTAGACCTGAGAATCGTGAGAGCCGCCAAAGCCCTCAACGAGGGCAGCGGAATCGCCCGCCCCCTCACCCTGCTCGAAACGATCGAGCACGGCTTCCCCCAGAAGGGCCTCCCCGAGGAGGTGAACGACTGGCGGGCCGACAACAGCCGCCACGTCTTCCGAGGCATGCGCAAGAACCTGCGGGCCCGCCGAGTGGCACGCCGCCTCGAGCTCCCCCACATGTGGTCGCAGCTTTGGCTGGTGAAGATCACCCCCGAGGGCGGCCGCCTCGAACTCGGCCTCGCCGGCATGAGGGTCGTGACCACCGCCGGCGTCAACTTCCTCGTCGACGCCCTCCAGGGCACCGTGGAACCGGAGATCCTCCGCTTCCACGGCATCGGCACGAACAACACCGCCGAAGCGCAGGGCGACACCGCCCTCGGCACCGAGCTCACCACCCAGTACAACCCGGACAACACGAGAGCGACCGGGACGCTGACCGAGGGAGCGAGCGCCAACATCTTCAGGACCGTCGGCACCAACACCGTCGACAGCGCCGTCGCCATCGTGGAGCACGGCATCCTGAGCCAGGCGGCGACGGGAGGCGGCACCCTCCTCGACCGGACCGTCTTCTCGACCGTCAACCTCGGCAACGGCGACAGCCTCGAATCGACCTACGACCTGACCCTCGCCGCCGGCGGATAAACGAGAAGGAGCCCCATGGCAGGCAAGACCAAGACCGTCAAGTGCGGCAACTGCAAGAAGGAAGCCGAAGTGTTCGCCGCCTCGATCGCCACCGACGAGGACACGACCTGGCAGTGCCCCCACTGCGGCAAGCCGAACACCATCAAGGCCAAGGCCGCCAAGGCCGGCTGACCCCGAACCGGGACAGCAGCGACGAGAGACCCCGCCAGGGCACGGCGGGGTCTCTAGCATCACCGCCCATGACCTGCCACGGCAACCCGGCCGACCACTGCTGCTGGCTGGCAGGGAGCCCGTGCCCGTTCCTCGAGGTGGAGACCGTCCCCGGCCGCCGCTGGGCCTGCGGCCTCCGCCGGGCCCTGGGCAGCTGGGAGAAGGTGCACGCCGACGCCCGCTACCAGACGCAGGTGAGGCCCGCCTGGGACGACGTCGAGGAGGCGACCGGACGCCCGTTCGCGGACTGCGGGGACTGGCCGGCCGGCCAGAAACCACAATGCTGCTTCGCCGGCGAACCCGAGGCCGCCGAACCCGCCCCCGAACTTCGAGCCTGGGCCGCCGCCCGCCGAGCCCAACGCAGGGCCGTGTGACATGGCGACCGCAACCCTCATCGCCAACGCCCTCCACACCAACGGCTGGGGGACGATCGACACCGACTGGCTAGACGACTTCGCCACGAGCACCGACGGCAACGAAATCCTGCCCGCCGGGAGCGGCGCCGGCGGCAACGGCAACACCGTCTTCCTCGGCATGACCGACATGCCCGCCGACTTCGGAGAGATCACCGCCGTAGACATCCGCTTCCGCTACCGGATGGACCCGACCACCTACGTCAACGACACCGTCTCCCTCACCTTCCAGATCTTCCAGAGCAACGAGAGCACCGCCCTCACCAACAGCGTCAACAGCGGCAACCTCGCCAGCACCACCCTGGCCAGCGTCGGCTACCTCAGCCTCGCCAGCCCCCAGAACGTCACCAACAAGAGCCTCTGGGACGGCCTCCGCCTCCGCATCGTCAACAACTACGCCGCCAACATGGGGTCGGACGGCTCGTTCATCCGCCTTGACGCCCTCGAAGTCCGCATCACCTACACGCCCGGCGGGACCACGTTTCAGGAGAACATGGGCGGCACGGTCACGCCGGCCGGCGCCCTCACCAACCAGGTCATCGGAGCCCCCTACGAGATCATCCGGCCGATCGGCGACATCAGCGCCGGCAGCTGGAGCACCGCCCCCCTCTGGTCGAAGGTGGACGACGACGCCAAGAGCAGCGGCAGCGAAAGCGACATCATCAGCGAGGCGGGAGGAGGCAACGCCTGCTTCCTCGACCTCGCCGAGCCGAGCGCCCCCGACACCTACGTCGGCTGGCGCATCCGCATCCGAGCCCGGAACGCGACCAGCGGCACCCGGACCTTCACCGGCAACATTGCCCGGAGCAGCGACAGCGCCATCCTCAGCGTCAGCCTGCTCAAGTCGATCACCAGCACCAGCTACGCCTGGTACGAGTTCCCCGTCACCTGGGACAGCACCGTCGAGAACATCGCCGCCATCGCCCTCAACGACCTCGCCGTCCGAGTCGACGCCGACAGCAGCGCCGGCCCCACCCTCCAGGTCGCCGCCGTCGAAGTCTGCATCCCCCTCCTCACCGGCCAGCCGCTGGGAGCACCGCCGTCGTGGAGCGCCGTCAGCTTGCCCAGCAAGGGCCGAGCCGGGCCCTGGACCACCGACGGCAGCCGCTGGGCCATCGGCATCGACACCAGCAGCAAACTCGCCTGGCTGTTCGAGGGGACCGCCCCGAGCGACGGCCACGACGCCGGCGACTGGGAGGCGGTCGCGCCCATCGCCGAACTGGTGACGAGCAACAGCGGCATCGTCGCCAACACCCCCTTCGACGCCAGCACCCGAGACACCATCACCACCCTCGACGCCATCCTCAACGCCGCCGGCGACATCGTCGCCTACGCGAGGACGAGCACGAGCTCGAGCCCCCGAGGAGTCATCACCGGCGTCGACCCGACCGACCTGAGCCCGACCGTGACGAGGACGGCGACGGCGAGCGCCGGCACCGCCGCCGACAACGACAACGTCCGCATCAACGAGAAGCAGGGGACCGCCGACGCCTACAAGACCGCCGCCGACGCCGGGAGCACCTTCGCCCTCTTCGTCAGCCGCCTCGTCCAGGACACCGGCAGCAACGTCACCATCACCGCCACCCCGCACACCCTGTACGACATGGTGGGCGCCGACGGCCGCCAGCACGTCTTCTACGGGAAAACCGACGCCGACAGCGCCCAAGGAGTCCGCCAGCGGACCCTCCGCAGCAACCACACCACCCAGACCGAACCAGGAGCCGACGCCACCAGCGAGGACCTGGCACGCCTCGGAGTCGGAGCCGGCTGGAGCAACGGAACCGTCTGGCGAGTCGTCAGCGCCCACCCTCAGGCCGACGGAGGAGGGATCACCGCCCTCGTCTTCGACTCGGCGGACAGCCCCACCCCGAGCCTCGAGACCGTGACAACGAGGGACGCCTTCGACGCCGCCTACGAGCAGAGCGTCGTCGCCCTCGGCGTCAACCCCGGAAGCAGCGCAGCCAAGGGAGTCGTCCTCTGGATCGATGACGCCGCCGACGGCATCTACGGCGCCTGGCGGACCGACGGCGGGAGCACGTGGACCGCCTTCGGAGAGCTCGTCGCGGGCAGCGCAGGACGCACCCGCCTGAGCGCCGCCGTCGTCGACGCCGACACGGTCGCCATCCTCGTCGCAGCCGGCAACGGCGACATCGAGTACTACGAGCTCGACCTGGCCTTCGGGAACACCGAACAGGAGAACATGAGCGGCAGCATCAGCCCGGCGGGAGCCCGCACCGCCCGGCCGCGCAAAGCCCTCGCCGCCACCATCACCCCGGCGGGAGCGCCGACCAAGGAGACGGCCACGACCAAGGCCGGCGCCGTCACCCCGGCAGGCGCAGCGACGAAGCGGACCCGGAAAACCCTCGCCGGCACCATCACCAGCACAGCCGCCGCCGCCGTCCGCATCGTCGTCCTCCTCGCCGCCGCCGGGACCATCACCGGAGCAGCCGCCGTCAGGAGAACCACGAGAACGGCCAAAACAGGCCAAATCGGCCCGGCGGGCACCAGGACCGCAGAGACCACGAAAACGGCCACAGGGACCGTCACAGGCACCGGAGCGGCCACGAAAAGGGCCCGCAGCACAAAGACCGGGACGATCACCCCCGCAGCAGCCCTAAACTTGATTCGGCTGAGGCTCCTGGCCGCTGCGGGGACCGTCACACCGGCAAGCCTCCTCGCCCGGATGACACAAAAGGTGGCCGCCGGGAGCCTCACGCCAGCAGCCACCACCACGAAGCGGAGCCCCCGCACCTACGCCGGCACCATCACCGGCACCGGCCAGACCACCAAGGAGGCGGGCCTCGACCAGGCGGGCTCGATCGGCACCGCCGGCACCGTTTCACGTGAAACGCAGACCACCAAGACGGGCGCCATCACGCCCGCCGGCGCCATCACGAGGAGAGCCGGCAAAGCCCTCACCGCCACGATCGCCCCGGCGGCAGCCCGCCTCGGGAAAACCCTCCTCGACATGGCGGCGACGATCAGCCCGACCGGCGCCAGCCAACACGAACTCGTAGACGACACCATTCAAAGGTTCTTCGACGGAACCCTCACCCCAGCGGGAGCGCTCGCCCGCGAGACCCGCAAGACCATCGCCGCCGCCCTCGGCACCGCCGGCGCCGCCCTCCTGAGCGCAGCGAAAACCCTCCAGGGGACCGCCACCCCCACCGGAGCCCGCACCGCCCGCACCCGGACCACCAAGACCGGGACCGTCACCCCCGCCGGCGCCCTGAGGAGAACCATCCGGGCGATCGTCGAAGGCGCCATCACCGCCGCAGGAGCGAGGACGGCGAAAACCCTCAACCGGGCGGCCGGCGCCCTCACCGCGGCCGGCAGCCTGACCACCGAAGTCAACCCCGGCGGATTCTTCATCCAAGTCGGCGGAGCCCTCACCACCGCCGGCAGCCTCCTCCGACGCATCGCCGCCACCATGGAAGGCACCGCCACCCCCGCCGGCGCCACCCGGAAGAAGGCTGCCCAGACCCACGAGGGGACCGTCGCGCCGACCGCGGCCGCCACCCTCCGAGCCACCATCCGCCTCGCCGCCAGCGCCACCATCGCCGGCGCAGGAGCCGTCACCCGCAAGACAGCCAAACGCCTGACCGCCAGCCTGGCGGCAGCCAGCACCATCACCCGCCAGACCCGCCGCCGCCTCACCGGCACCCTCAGCCCGACGGGCGCGACGAGGAAGCGGGCCCGCCTCACCCTCCAGGCGGCCATCGCCACCAGCGCCACCGTCGCCACCCAGATCTTCAACGTTCTCGCCGGCCCGATCTCTAAGCTGGTGCGAGGCCAGGGGAACCGCCGAGGACAGGTGCAGAGCCAGAGCCGCAGCGGAACCATCCGCCACCAGGGAGACACGAGCGAGGACACATGACGCAGGCGACCACCAACCTCGGCGAAATCGGAGCGGCCGGCGCCAACGCCAGCGGCCTCACCCCCATCGACCTCCCCCTCCAACGCGACGGAGGCGACTGGAACCTCACCGGCTACAGCGACGAAGCCATCGACGTCTGGGACCTGAGGACCAAGGAGGCCGTCGCCACCCCCGGCGGCATCACCGTCCAACAGCTCAACCCCGGCGTCATCCGCTGGACCCCCGACTACAGCCAGTACGCCACCGGCATCTACGAGGCCCGCATCCGCCTCAGCCCGAACGGAGGGACCAGCTTCGAGCACAGCGGCCTCTTCCGCTTCGCCATCGGCACCGCCGGGAACCCGACACCACCATGATCCTCCTCCGCCCCGCCGACCCGGCCCAGCCGATACGCATCGAGAACGCCGTCGCCATCCCCCTCGAGGAGCCGCCGCCCGGCTGGCTCACCGAACAGGCGACCTACGTCATCGAAAGCGCCGACGTGGAGCTCCCCGATGCCTGAGGCGCAGGGCAAGGGCGGCATCCGCTACAAGCTCGTCCCCGGCAAGTTCGGCGCCAACGCCGTCGACGCCGCCACCGCAGCCCCGCCCGGCATGGAGGCCCTCGTCCGCCGCATGATCGAACAGGGACGCACCGAGATCGTCAAGAGAACCCCCGTCGGCTGGTCCGGCCAACTCCGAGGCGGATACCAGACCGAGGTCCGCCGACGGGGAACGAAACACCCCATCGGAGTCATCGCCAACCCGACCATCTACCACGACCCGGCGGAGGAGGGACGGAAGCCGGGACGCCAGCCACCGACCGACGCCCTCATCCCCTGGGTGGCCAGCAAACTCGGAGTCCCCCCCGGCCCGGAACGCCGCAGCGTCGCCTTCCTCGTCGCCCGCAGCATCGGAGCCCACGGCACCAAGGGAGCCCACATGGTGGAGGAGGGCTGGGACGCCACCCGCGAGAAACTCCAACCCGAACTCAAAGCCCTCGGCCTCCGCCTCGTCAAAGTGATTGAGAAGTGACCTACAGCAGCGAATACGACGCCCAAGTCGAAGCCATCCGAACCGCCATCCTCACCGTTCCCGACGTCGGCAGGGTCCACGACCGGCCCCGCTACGGCGACTTCAGGGAACGCTGGGTGGCGACCATCGGAGGCGTCGACCAGATCAGAGCCTGGGAGATCAGCGCCCAACCCGACGAAGTCGTGAGGAGGGAGCAGGGACGCCGGCACCGCTACCGGACCTGGCAGATCACCGGCACCGTCGGCCTCGAGGACCTCAGCATCGAAGCGGACCCGGAGGCGAGCGCGACGAGCCCCAACGACAGCTTCCCCGACGCCAGCTACCACCACCTGCGGCGCCTCGCCGGCGAAATCGGAGACGCCCTCGACACGGCCCGGCCGACCTGGGTGGCCGCCGGCACCTTCATCGACACCGACCCGACCCAGCAGGGCGAACCAACAGTCATCACGATTGGCGGAGGAGCGCTGTGCTGGGGAACTATCCTCACCATCCGTGGCTACACCATCGTGACCCCGTGAGCCCGAGGAGACCATGAGCGGCAACACCAAGACCATCACCTGGAGAGGCCGACCCCGGCGCCTCGCCTGGACGACGGGCGAAGGCGACAAGGCGAAACGGGAGACCCTCCTGGTTGAGCCGGGCGGCGTCTACGAGATCCCCGCCGACGCCCACCTCGCCGGCCAGGGCACGAACTGGACCAGGAAAACCGACGACAAGAAAGACGAGAAGTAGGCCATGCCGACACAGCCCCTCAGCCCAGCCGACAGCCGGTCGTACCTCGGCTTCGCACGCCAGACCACGAAGGGCACCGGCGTCGCCCCGACCCGGTTCGCCACCTACGTCGGCGCCGTCACCTTCAACCACAACCCGCAGACCCGCCAGGTCCGGGAGGCCGGCGGAGGCCTCGTCCCCGCCCGCACCCTGAAGGACTTCATCGCCCCCGGCGTCCAGTTCGGCGCCCCCATGCGACCCGACCTCGTCGGAGCCGTCCTCGCCCTCTTCTTCGGCACCAGCCCGACGCCGACCGGCGCCGGCCCCTACACGCACACCATCACCCCGGCGGACGGCCGGCAGCTGGTGACGTTCGAACGGAACCTCGCCGACGACGTCATCGAACGGATCATCGACGGCGTCATCACCCAAGTCACCCTCAGCTACCAGAAGCGGGACAGCGGCCCCGAGCTCATGTTCACCGCCGTCGCCGAAGGCCGCACCGAGGAGGACCGGCCGAGCCCGACCGCCGAGACCTACGAGGCAGACCGGCCGTTCCTGAGGAGCGACTGCGCCTGGACCGTCGACACCAGCCTCACCCCCCTCAACGTGGAGTCGTGCACGATCGACATCACCAAGGAGTTCGACGGCACCATCCTCGCCGACGGCCTCGTCCGCAGCGACATCGTCCCCCTCCGCTACGCCATCAGCGTCGAACTCATCCAGCTTTTCGAGAGCGCCGACGAGGCCGACGCCTACAGGCTCACCCACTACTACGACGGGACCGCCACCCCCGGCACCCAACCCGGAGAACTCACCTACCCCGGAGACCTCGAGGTGCTCGCCGACTACGGCGCCGGCGCAGGAGCCCGCAGCATCGAAATCGCCATCCCCAACATCGACTGGGGCGAGGCGATCCTGAGCGACAACGACCCGGAGGCGAGCGAGGCGGTCCGCCTCACCCGCCGAGGCGACGTCGTGGCAGGAGCGGGAGCGCCGATCACGGCCACCGTCGTCAACAACACCGCCACCGCCTACGTCCCGTAGACATGGACCCGGCAGCCGTCGCCACCGCCGTCACCCTCGGCAGCCTCGTCTACGCCGTCGTCCACCTCTACCGGAAACGCCGCAAGCCGTAAGGCGCCCCGGCTACGCTCGACGCCACCAGCCCACGCTCAGAGAAGGGAGCACCCACCATGGCCAAGACACTCCGCCGCGAGGACATCCTCAACGCCCTCGACATGCCGATGGACACCGTCCACGTCCCCCGCTGGGGCGGCGACGTCCTCGTCCGGGCGATGCCCGTCGGCCACCCCCGCTACCGGCTCTACGTTGACGGAGGCGCCGGCAAGGGACGGAAGGCCCCGGAGACCGCAGCCGAGGAGTTCGCCCGCCGCATGGTCGGCACCGTCATCATGAGCGCCCTCGACCCGGACACCGAAACACCCATGTTCACCTGGGACGACGCCGACGCCCTCCGGGAGCGCCACTGGAACAGCGTCATCAAAGTAGCGACCAAGGCCCTCGAGCTCGCCGGCGGCGACGACGACGACGAGGAGGAGCCCGCAGAGGCGCCAGCCGACGACGACGCCGGCATCCACCTGGTCGCCGAGGAGACGGAGGCCGACGAGCCAGAGGGCGACGACAGCCCCGAGGAGGCCCCCACAGCGGCCCCTTTCGAGCAGTAGCCACCGGAGGACCCGGAGACCCGCTCGCCGCCTACAAGGCGCACCTGAGGGCCAAGCCGGGCCTCCGCCGCATCTACCGGCTCACCGTCAAACACCTCGGCCGGCTCCCCCACGAAGTGGTGGCGACCGCCCCCGAACACCAGCTGATGCTCGCCCTCGCCCTCCTCGCCCTCGAGGAGGAGGAGGCAGCCGCCGCCCTCCGAGCCCGAGCGGCCGCACAGCGGGAGGCGGCCCGCACCCCGGCGAAGTGGAAGCGCATCCACGCCGCCGTCGACCGGGCAGCCGCAGCCATGCGCGACCTCAACTGAGGAGACCGGGAGCCGCCAGACCCGGCCGCTAGCCTCACCACCGTGACGATCCGGGAGAAGGTCCTCCTAGAGGGCGAGGACCGAGCCAGCCAGGCCTTCGACAAAGCAGGCGGCAGCTTCGAAAAGATGGGCGGGACCTTCAAGAAGGTCGCCCTCACCGGCGGCATTGCCATCGCCGGCGCCAAGCTCCTCGACCTGGCCGGCCAGGCCGTCAAACTCGCCGTCGACGCCGGCGAGGCAGAGGCCGCCTTCAACACGACGTTCGGAGAGGCCCTCCCCGAGATGACCCGGTTCGTCGAGGACTTCGCCAACAAGGCGGGGTTCACCACCGGCGAAATGCAGCAGCTCCTCGCCGTCACCGGCAACGTCGCCCAGGGCATCGGAGCGACCGAGGCGGAGAGCGCAGACCTCGCCCAAAGCATGGCGACCCTCGCCGGCGACGTCGCCTCGTTCTCGAACGCCGCAGGAGGAGCCCCCGCAGTCCTCCAGGCCCTGCAGAGCGCCATGAACGGCGAGCGGGAGGCACTGAAAACCTACGGCCTCGCCATCAGCGAAGCGGAGGTCCAGGAGCGGGCCCTCGCCACCACCCAGAAAACGAGAGCGGAGGACCTCACCCGGCTGGAGAAGGCGCAGGCGACCATGGCCGTCGCCTACGAGAAGGCCGGGAAAGCCGTCGGAGACCTGGAACGGACCGAGGACTCGGCGGCCAACACCCTTCGCCGGCTCCAAGCCCGAGTCAAGGAGGCGGGAACCGCAGCCGGCGCCGAGCTCCTCCCAGCCCTCGAGGAAATCCTCCCCGTAATCGAGGACCTGATCCCCGCCCTCGGCGACGCCGCCGCCAGCGCCGCCGCCTTCTTCGGCACCCTCGCCACCGCCGCCACCCCCGCCCTCGAAAAGGTGGACGACGTGATGGACGGGCTGAGCATCGCAGCCAACACGGCCATCGCCCTCGGAGCGACCCTCGCCGAGGGAGCCGCCGAACTCTTCACCTTCGGCCAGGCGGACACCACCGGCCTCCGCAACATGAGCGCCTTCGCCGTCCACGCCAACGACATCATCGACGTCGTCCGCCAGATCAAAGCGGAGCAGGTCCCAGGCGCCAACGCAGCCACCCAATACGCCAACGCCGTCGCCCACGTCGGCCGGGAGAGCGGCATCAGCACCGACCTGCTCGACCAGGTGGCGACAGCGACCGGAGCGACCGCCGAGGAGCAGCTGACCGCCCTCGGCCACCTGCGCGACTACGCCGAGGCGAACGACTTCGCCCAGGCCGACATCTTCAAACTCATCGACGCCGAAGTCGCCCTCAAAACCGAACTCGGCCTCATCGACACCGCCTACCTGGGCGCCGGCTTCGCCGCCCACCTGATGGCCGAGGAGACAACGGCCGCCGCCGAGACCATCCCCCAGATCACCGAGGAGGGAGAGAAGGCCGCCGACGCCATCGTCAAGATGGGCGACGCCGCCCTCGAGGCCGCCGCAGCCTTCCGCGACGACCTCGCCGCCGAGGCCAACGACTTCATCACCGGCTTCGAGGAGCTCCCCGACCGGGTCGACACGACCATGGACGAGTTCGAGGACAACCTCACCGACCGGGTGGAGGAGCAAACGAAATTCTGGGAGGGCCTCGCCGCGCTCGCCCGCGCCGGCTTCGGCCACCTTGCCGAGGAGATCCGAGTTCAGGGCCCGAGCGCCACCGGCCTCCTCGAAACCCTGGTGGGTGACATGGAGCGGGCCGCCGAGCTCGACGACATGATCCAGGCGGCCGGCACCCAGATGGGCGAAGTCACCGACGAGTACGCCACCGCCCTCGAGGAGAACGGCGACGCCATCCTCACCCCCCTCGGCCAGTTCGGCCTCGACATGACCGAGGCGATCGCAGCCGGCATCGACAGCGGAGACCTCACCGGCCCCCTCCTGGCGAAGGTCAACGAGGCGGTCCGGCAGGTGACGGGCCGCACCGGAGTGTTCAACGTCCGAGGGCCCGTCGGGTCGAGCGGACCCGACACCGGCATCCGGGCCTACCAGGAGGGAACCTGGGCGGTCCCCGGCGGACCCGGCACCCGAGTCAACGCCGTCCTCCACGGCTCCGAGATTGTCGTGCCGCCCGAAGGGACGGGAGGCCGCGCCGAGTTCGCCCGGCAGATCGCAGCGGAACTGAGCGCCGTCATGGGAGGCGGAGGCAGCGGAGCGACCAGCGTCCGCATCGACCAGGTGACAGTCCTCGTGCCCGCCGGCA